CCATAATGCTGACCGCCTACTTCGTTTAACGGGGCGTAGCAGTCGGTGATAATGTCTACTGCGGAGACTTTTATAAGGTCGCTTGTACTATCAGCATCCTCCTTAGTGGCTCGAAATGTGTGATAACTATGCTCTGAAGAATCAATAATCCACCTAACTGCTTTATCTCTTACAGTCACAGATTCTTCATTCTGATCGATCTCATCAGTGCCATTAAAGGGATCTGTATCCGAATAACTCGTAGTTAAATTAGCGAAATTCGCAGTTGTAGCATCCAATCCATTTATTTTAATGCCAACTTGTTCAGAAGCATTGTCTGCATCTTCATACCTTAATACAAAGCCCCGACACCACTTAGTAAGTTCGAGATAATCATTTTGATCTGCGCCATATATATGACGACCACCAATATTAGCGTTATATCCAGTTCTACCCCAATCTCCATTATCATCCACATTATTGTAATGAAAATATCGGTCACAATGATATCTTACAACGCCTTGATCTATTTTAAGTACGTTAGATGCACCCGTGAACGGAACATGATCTGCCAATACGCAATAATCTCTTAATTCGATATGATCTTCCGTGATTACTGGTTTCTTTGGTTGAAGTGGGATAAATTCTTTTATCAAGAAGTTGCCATTTGCTATATTTGCAGAAATCTTAAATGTATGAAGTCCAAGCGGTAAATCACTTGCTATATCAAAATATCGATCTCCTGCTACACCAGACAATGATTGATTATTAAAATTATTAACTTCTGTTCCATCTACAATAACCTGCATAAAATTTGTTCCAGTGTAATCTTTACCAAAAAGTCTTAAACCAGAACAAAAAGCACTAAAAATAACATAATCATCTTGTGCACTTGCTGTATTACCAATATAACCCTGTGTAAATACTAGGTCATTACCTACCAAAGAAGTAACACCATCCTCTAATACACCAGCCTTATCTTGACCTGATCCACTACCACTACTGAATTCAGGAAATTCTCTATAATGTATTCTTCTAATATCTTCACTATAAAGATCTGTTACCGAATCTCCTGTATGACCATAAAACTCAATTGTCGCACTTGTATAAGTAGCAGACAAGTTGTTCTTCATTGTCCAAGATCCTGTACCACCACCCGAAGCTATACAATTAATCTCTTCGTTTGAACCCTCTGTGATTCTTACCATGTCACCATTTTTATATACTGTTCCTCCAGATCCTACTGTCAATCCTGTGGTACCTGAAGATCCAGACACGCTAGAAGCGTCTGCCGGCCTATCTGATTCTGTATAGGCAGTTTCAATGCCTGTTCTTGTTTGATACTGAATAACCCTTGCGCCATGTTCGCCTGTATAACTTGCGGGTTTTACAAGTTCATTTTCTGAAGTATGAGAATCTTTATACCCACTTATATAAGAATCGCCCTTGGTATAACCTATGTTAGTGCTTGAATCGCTGTTGTTTATTATGAAACCAAAAATCAATGCATCATCAGTACCTGAAGTTTGTGCTTGAAGTTTAATAGAATTCAACCCAGAAGAAAACCCTTTTTTAATTTCGATTTGATTAAGTGCATTAAAACTTAAATTAAGCAATACTCCAGACCCTATTAAACTTAGGTCATTACCACTATCCACCCCATTTTCATATACGTTAAAATCAGAAATCTGAGTAGAACTATGTACTCTGCCAAGCAAATATACATCTGTATATCTACCAGAAACTTCCAAATAAGATCCATCTTCATTATCTAAAAATATTCCTTGACCAGCCGCTGCTGAGTAAAACTTCCAACTTCCAACTGCTTTTATCTTATCTCTCCAATATCCGTACTTATCACCTTTGATTTTTACTTCATATATTGGAAGTCCGTCAAAGTCGGCCTTACCAGTAGGTATTAAATCTTCAATGATCAGTTTCTCTTCACCATAATATGGATGTCTATCATCAAAGAATACTTCAAACGCATTAGGGTTATTAATCTTAGTGGTTGCATTTGAATTGTCACTTGGAGTCATCTCTATCTTATAATCACAGACAAGAGAAATAACTGCTCCGTCTACTGTGGAACTTTCGTATCCTGCTATTGCAGCAATAGCTGACTGTAAACTAGATGCCGTAGCATCGTTGCTTGTCGCTGCTGTAAAATCTGTTCCTTCTGTTAAAGTAACATCTCCTTGAGGAGTTCTTATCACCCACGTATCTGACCCAAGATTGGTGTAATCGACTATTGTAATAGTATTTTGAGTTAAATCGGTGCTTTCTGCTGGAGCGACAAAGTTATTAAAATAACTAAACCACTCACCTCTAATATTTGTAGCTACAATATTCCAATTACTTCCATCACAATGCACTGCTATAAAATCATTTATATAAAGTAAATCTTTAGTTAATACGTCATCAATGGTTTCACTACCTTCCCCATCAACTGTGACTTTCCCACCATCAGAAGAAACGTTTTTAATAATAATAAATCTACCAGTATTATCTGTTGCGGTTGGTAGCGTGATAGTTCTATCTGAGGAAGTGTCGTCTACTAATATAACTGATAAATTATCAGTATCAGTTATAGTATAATTAGCACTTTTAGTAGAGGATGCTAGAAACAGAGGTCCTCCAGAAGCCGAGTCAAGAGGGGAATTACTACCACGAATACCCGAAGGGTAGAAAAACTGAACTATTTTATCCTGACTAACATTATCAATAGTTCCAGCGTTATTAAATAAAGTAACATAACCAATTGGGTATGTATTAACTATAACATCGGGAACCGTAGCATTTGCTTCAGTGGCGTTTTCTACGCCAAAAGCTATATCCAAATCCCCGTTTTCTTTTAAATAGATTAAACCCTTTCTATAATTATTACTAGTAATACTTACAGTAGTATTAGTTCCGGGAGAAATGGTCACTGTGCCACCGCTAGAGGATGGAAAAGTTATACTTCCCGAAGTAAAAGTCGGAAGGGTTCCGTTTATATGAGCTCCCGATTTAACTCTGTTATTTTCAGAGTCGCTTATCTGAACAGCTCCTATACTAACTGTTAAATCAGCAGGACTGGAGGCGTCCATTCTAAGCGGGGGAGTTATTTCTGAATTTATTGCCCGTAAAAGATCGTCAAGTTCAGTATTAGCTGAGCCTTTTAGTTGATCAAGAGCATCTCTCGAAATTATTTGTCGTGCATCAATTTTTACACCGGCCATATTTTTATCCTTTTATTTTTTAAGCCCCTCTATCAATCCTGAACCTAACAACATCGCCTACTTCTAAATTAAAAGTAAAACTAACTTGAGTTCTAGGGGTGGAGCCTTCATAGTTATAGTCTGCCACAACTTCTAATCTAACATTATTTAGCCAGACTTCTAATTCTTCACTATCATACGTTTTACTACTTGGTAATGTGACGGGTGTACCGGCACTTACGGGGCCTTGGATTTCTCCAGCCCCGGGAGTACCGGACACTACGTCTATACTTTCGTCATAGATGGTGGGTGAGGCTGACTCATCCACCATTCTAGGAACACCGTTTACTAATCTAAGGAACTTAGCCATCTATCTCCTCTTAGTTAACTCCCATTATCTCAATTGCTACATCAATAACGTTAGCATCTTTTGCAACTCCAACTTTAACTACTGCTTCACTAGCTGCAGAAGGAGCTGTATTTGTTAAAGCTCCACTTGAATCTAAATAAATAGGTTCGCCAACAGCAAGACCATGACTTGAAACAGTAACAGGGCCATGCTTAACAACTTCCATACTTTCACTAGCAGCAACATCTGATGCTGGATTTGCTATACCAATAACATGAAATGGATCTTTATTTCCACCGCTCTTAACTAAACTAAGTTCAGTTGGATCTGCTTTGTAAACTCTTCCAGCGGTTTCTGGAGTATCAAGATCTGTAACACCCCATCTTACTGCGAAAGGAGCATTTGCAGAAAGGAAAGATTCGCCAGCAACCAAGTCTTCTTTAATAGCAGCGACTGAAATAGCGGCTATCGCATCTGTGTTAGATTTAACCTGAGTATCTAAATCTGTTAAATCCTCAGTTACATTTGAATTACCGTCTATATAATTAGTACCACTGTGGGCACTGTAATCACCATTAGAATCTATCACAGATCCCATTGCAGTTTCAATACCGTCAATTTCGCTTTGTGCGTTAGAAACAGCAGTATTTAAACTAGAAGTACTATAATCAAGAGATAGTTTAGATTCTACGATTGCGGCATCAGCAGCTACTTCAGCGTTAGAAACTCCACCTGTTTTAATAGCTATTTGATTAGAACCATTAATTTCAATTGAACTGTCATCAACTACAGCAGAAATAGCGCCACTAGAAACCTGTATACCATTAGCAGCAGCTGCGTCAGCCAATTGAATATCAAAACTTGATTTTGTTAAACCAGTACTCGCAGTTGTTGATTCAAAAGCCTTAGATGCCCAAGAAGATCCGCCCCAATAGTACAACACATCAGCTTCATCGTCAGCAGAAATGAAAGTTCCAAGTGATGGAGTGGTAGCATTCCAAGAAGATCCGTCAAATTCAACTACATCACCAGCACTAGCGCCATCCCAATCTGCATGTGGAGAGCCACCATCATGGGAAAGAATATATCTATCACCACTAACTTCTGTAGGTGGGGCTTGCGTATTATCTGCGATATAATCTTTAGCTGAGTTTAGCCATTCAAAATTGTTAATTAAAGATCTTGAAGCTTCAGCATAAGTTTCTAAAGCCTGCAATGCCTGCTTCATTGTCTGCGAATCTGGAATAGTAGATCCAGTAAACGAGCCTAGATCAGCAGATCCAGCAGCAACACCAGATAAACTCTGCAAATTACCAACATAACTATGGTCAGAACCATTACTAGTTCTATGTGTAGTATTCGATGCTACATCAGCATGGTCACTACCGTCACCAGTACTATGAGTGGTATTGGATGCTACGTCAGCATGGTCACTACCGTCACCAGTACTATGAGTAGTGTTGGTTGCTACGTCAGCGTGGTCTGATCCATCTCCAGTAGCATGTGTCTGGTTGGAAACAACAATAGAGTGATCGGAACCATCACTGATTCTGTGTGTTATCAGTTGATCTAAAATAGTTTTAGTTAATTCGGTAGAAGTCGATCCACCATCGGAACTGACCTTCAAACTCTGCATTACTAGCGAGTTATTAGGAAGATCAATGCCTCGTTGAACCCCATTTAATAATCGGGAAATCCTACTAATGTCAGCCATATATTATTCTCCTTCTTTGTCTGAAGAAATAGGTTGAATATCATAACCTATTTCAAATTTTAAACCATAAATATTCAATAAAGCATTCGCTTCTTTATACGCTTTTTTTAATATAGTGTTTACTTTATCACCCAATTGCTTGCTAACGGCGTCTGCGGTTTCAATATCCATTTTATTAATATCAATTTTTCTTTGCCTCTCTATCATATTATACCTCAAATTATCCTAAATTTGTCCTCGCATTTCAAAATTTATTTTTAAATCCTTATTTGCTGGATTTGATTGATTTTCTAATAACACTCCAACTTGCACAACAAAATCACCAGCAACAAAACCAGCCACTCCAAGGCTTGGTTTAGTAGTAGTCAATCCTCCAGATTTACTAATAAAAACAGGATCGTCTACGTTTCCTGTAATAGATACGTTCTTTAGCAAGCCGGCTGTCACAATAGTCCCCTTAGCTCCATTGTTAACTGCGGCCTTAGTAATTCCTGCTAAAGCAAATATTTTAGCCTCATCTGAAACATCTATTAACTCCATATCACCTGATACTGAACAAACAGGAACTTCAGCTGCAATAGAAGATCCTGAAGTATTATCTAAAGTAGATTCCAAAGCCGTATCAGAAGCTAATTGAACATCTATTAAAAATTTATCTCTGTTAAAAATATTAGTTCTAGCAGGATCAGATAAAGCATTTCCTTGATAAAAACTATTATTAACAGTAGGTCTATAAAGTGAGGCATCTCCCGAAATAGGCGCTATACCTTCCTTTTCTACCTCTTTCATCCTAAAAAAGGTAGCGAATTTGCTTCCATCTAAATAAGAAATTTCAAACTCTTTTCCAGAAGCATCTAAAATACTATCACCTACTTGTGCCTTATTTTCTTCGACAGAATCATTCCAAGAAGCCTGTAATTGATATTCATAATCTTGACCGGAATATAAAGAAATGTTTCCTACAATTCCCTGAGTCCTCATTTGAGGTCGTACATCAATTTGATCTGGAGTAACTACTGTAGAATCATATCCAGTAGAAACTGCCGGTAAAGTATCAGTGTCCACGTAAGTTGTCGTAACTGAACTACCGGAGACAAAATCACTAGGAGACCCACTCCAAGTATCTATCGAATATCTATTTCCTACATTATCCTCTACATAATCCCCAGCTCTTAAAAATTTAGCTCTAGCAGAATCGCTAAAATAAAGATCAAAAGTATATTGACCTCCTCCAATTGACGCTGGGTTTATAATGGCAACACTAGTAGATAACATTATTTATATCCTTATATAATCTTTAAAAATATTATTGAAGCATTATTTCCAATAGCTGTGTTAAAACCCGTAACTCTAGTCTGATTATAATTATTAGTTTCAGTTTTTATAACACCAGCTGCTGTAAAATCTACATTCAAAGCTCCACCAAATAAACCATCTATTTTTACTGCCGTCACAACTAAGGCTGCCTTGGATTCCCCATGAATAAAAACTATATCATCGGCAGCTCCTGAAAGTTGGGCATCAACACTTCCATCTGTAGCATCCACAATACTCCAGCCGGAGGGAATACCACCTACTGGGGCATTGGAAACTTTATCTGCTATAGTAGAACCAGATCCCAGCTCTACTCTAAATTCATTTGAAGGAGTTCCTCCACTGGATGAAATTTCTACATCATCGGCATTCTGAGTCACAATAACATTAGTACCAGCTTTTATTTTTCTAAATCTTAAATCAACTCCGGACTTTTCTTTAAAAACCTCAGACCCCGTACCTACGTTAGAAGCTGTATTAGCTTCTCCACTTGATGACGGGGTTTGAGCTTCCCATTTACTAGCACTGTTATTCCAAGTCAGGACTTGACCGTCAGAAGGGGAAGCGGCATCTACATCACTAATATCATCCAAAGCTCCCATCTTCAGAGCTCCACCATTTGTTATCTGGATTTCATTACCGGCCTCATCAGCAAAATAACCTTCGGTTTGACCGCCACCTATATCCTTAACCCAAAAAGTTCCTACCCCGCTTCCAGTTGACGGAGCGGACGAAAGGCTATCCAATACATTAGGTTCACCCGCTATTTGATTTTGTTTAATAGGCATTATTTATCTCCTTATACTTGTATAAAAGTAAAAACATCAGACGCAACTGCGGCAGTTTCGAGCTCTACAGTAGTCGGACTTGTTTCTTGATATCTATCAGTAGCACTTAATAAAGTTGTACTATTAACCATTAAAATTCCATTTCTGTAAACTAGTAAGCGGCCATTACCCACCGTATAAGGCGTGGTAATGTTTAAAGTGGTTCCTGTTACTCCAGTTATATCTTCTCTTGCTACTAAAGAAGGACCACTCTCTACTACAAAAACATCACTAGCTACAGCCGCCGAATTCAATGTTATCGATGTACTAGTGGTTTCTGAATATTGATCAACAGCACTACCATAACCAGCCGCATTCATTAATACACCATTCCTAAATACTCTTAAAGATTTATCTCCCATGGTATATGTAGCCACTGTTAAAACTGTACCAGTTACGCCTGTAATGATATTTCTATAAGTCGGAATACTATCTAAATTAATAAAAGTAAATACTTCTGAAGATAGGGGTGTGGTCTCCACTAATATGCTATTATTGGTAGCTTCTTGATATCTATCAATAGCTCCTCCAGCAGTAGTACTATTAAACATCAGCACGCCATTTCTATAAACGCCTAATTTGTTAGTACTTAAATTATAATCACCACCCGTCCCAATTAATGTAGAAGTCTGACCCGTAATATAATTAGCAAAAAATGCCTCAGGGGTTCCTCCAGTAAGAGCTATAATAATATCATCACCAGATGTAATAACACTAATACCAGCACCGGCTTTTATTTTTCTTAACTCTAAATTACCAGATACTTTTTGTTTAAAAACTTCACCATTACCACTACCTACATTACTAGCACCTACTACATCACCCGTACCACCGCCTCCTATATTAAAGCCGCCTAAACTATCTATTTTAAATGTTAAAACATCACCTACAGGTAAGTCTTGTAGAATTTGTATTTGATCACTTAAAGTTCCCGCAGTTCCTACTTCAGCATACCCTCGACCTAAATGTAAAAGAACTCCATTTAAAAATACTTTTAAAGTACCATTGCCTACTAAATATTCTTCGGCACTGCCGCTATCTCTAGAGTCGTTGGGGAGGGTTATTAAAGCTCCAGAAGAAACTGGGCCCGTAATTTCATTACTATTAGCAGGAGCCCCGGATACAACATCCATTAATTCTGTATAAGCATTCGTATCAAGCGTAGTTCCTATAATGTTTATATTAGCAGTATTCGTTGAAATAGCTGTAACTAAAGTATCACTAGTGTCAAAAATGTTACTAAAGATAGCTGAATCAGGTAAAGCTGAATAAGGTACATAGGTGGCTGTTTCGGGATTAAAGCCTAGAAATTGTGATAGAGATTCTGGAGTTTCATCATTTATTTGTCTTTCTTCTCCAGCTTCTAGTTCTCCTAAACCTCTTAAATATAATTTAGTATCTTCTCTGTAAGCTAGCCAGTAAATATTATCTTCTAGCGGAACACTACCTCTTGAAGCTACTTGATAATTAACTGAAGTAAGGCCCACGCCATCATAAGTTACATTCGCTAATGGATCTGGTATTTCTATATATAACACTTCTCCATTTGCTAGGCTAATTGTACTACCACTGTCCTGCCTAGTTAATTCTAAATCCGCTAAACTATCAAACAATCTCAAAAAAGCAATAGTATCAGATGAGCTGGGAGAAAGGGAGTTATCAGTTATACTTAGTTCACTTCCTGACCAACTAAATCTAGCACTGGAATTTACTCCAGTTAGAACGGACATGCCTAAATTTCTAAATGAAGATTGCAGAGAAACAGCGGCATTTTCATACCAATAGGTAGTACCTTTTATTTCCTGAAAAGAGCTCATTAAAGCATCAAAAAACTCTTTTAAAGTAGAAATGTCTTTATCAGCTCCAGTAAACTGCGTATTTAAGGGCTCTACTCTAGTAGCCCAAGGATGACTATATGTTAAATTACTAGCTCTTCCTAAGCGAAAAAACATATTTCTGGAGTCTCTTATTTCAGTAATAACGCCAGAAGAATTAACATCCACTTCACAAACAGCAACCTTATCAGCATCCCCAGTAAAATTAGAAGTATTAATACTAAGTGCTGCCTTTAAAAATATAAAAGTGTCAACTATTTGAGAGAACTCGGCTCCAGATCCACTTAATGCGGTCTGATCCCAAAAAGCTCTAGAGTCTGAACCACCACTATCTTGATCTATATAAACTTCTACAAAATTAGTAGTTGATGGCGTTAAATTAGTTGTTGTTAAAGCGCTAAGCGAAGGGGCTCCTATAAACATGGTTCCTTGATTGGAGCCTATTATAGCCACTGAACCAGCTACTTGAAGATTAAAAGTCGAAGCTCCTACTCCACTTGCTTCAAACCCAGTTAATACAAAATTTTGCCCGCTCCATACATATTTTCCCAAAGCTGCAAAATCTGCACAAACAAACGCTTCGATGTTGCGGTAATCTGGCAAATCCAACCGTTCTTGAGATATGAGGCGTGTTCTTTGCAATAAAGCCATAATTTTTCCTTTTTCTTTATTCTATCATATTTTTCTGCTAACTTATCTAATAAAACGTTAACGGATCAGAGCTTGTTAAAGATCCTTGATAATCAGGATCATATATAGACGGATCTGCTGACGCTATTATACACTCAAACAAAAATTCCGGAAATTCTATAATAAATCTAACTACTACTCCAGCAGCTAGTAATTTTTTTATTAAATCTTGAGCCGCCTGCCTAGCCTCGGAAGTCCCTGTAATATATACGGGATAATCATCCCCAGTGACTCTAGGAAGTGACGGTTGGTTAACTATATAATTTACCACACTACCAGCTAAATGCTCTTTCTCAAATACATGACTAGCATCAATTAACAAAGTAGAGTTATTAGGTCTACTAGTATAAGATATAGGCCCCTCTTCCGCACTTCTCCCAAAATCAAAAAGCAATTTACCCGGAGCATTAGGAAAAGAAGAAGCGTCTCCAACAGAAATATAAGATAAAACTGATCCAATATTTATATCTGAAGTTAATTCTGATTTTACACCTGTTACAGTATAAAGCTGGCCTACAGGATCAAAAATATAAGCTGATGGAAAATCAGTCTCTATAATATCTCGATCTGTCTGTAAGGAAGTACCAAAACCTAAAATTGAATTGGCCGTACCTCCAGTTACTTGATATTCTGAACTACCTTCTGTAGTATAAAGTACTATTTTTCTTATACTTTCATCACAACTAGCTTCTGCTCTAAGAAACGTGAGTTGAGAATCAATTACTTGAGCAACCTCGTATGCAGTAGCCTTTGACGGATTAATAAAGTCCGTGGCGTGGTTAAAATTAACTACATACAAAGTTCCATCAATAATAATATCTAATGTAGAATTTGCTCCCAAACCTGCAAAATTAAAAATCTCTTCATTAGAAAAAATCCTTGCCTTAGTTTCTCTAGGATGCGCAGATCCTGCTAAGTATCGTCTTAAAACTGGTACCGAACTAGGTATTTTTACTACTATCTCGTTTGGGTTTATTTCATAAACAGATGCTTTAGTTTCAGTCTGTAAAGCTGAATCAAAATTTAATCTAGTTACATAATTCGCATCTCCGCCAGTAATTTGAATAGCTCCTTGAAGTCCGGGAGTATTGGTTCTTATATTCAACCGATCCCCACTAATAGGGTCTATTTTAACACTAGCGGTAATATATGTACTATGTTCTGGATTATTATTAATAAAATTAATGATTTCAGCATTAGTAACTTGCGATAAATCCGCAAATGCGCTAGGTATAAACCTAATCGTTTTGCTTATTCTTTGGTCTACTGTATAATCTAATGTTCTAACTAGGCCCTTAACTATATTCACATTAACTGCCGGATCAAATTCCCATTTAGTTGATAATTCTAAAGTTTCATCATCTATTATTTTAGATACTTTTACATAATGATAACCATCTAAACCATTAGGTCTTATATAATCTCCCGCAGATAACTCTGTTAAAAAATTAGTCCCGAGACCTTTTACAGTAGTCATATCGGCTCTAAAAATAACGGTTCCGCCAATAACCGTTTCTGCCCCAAAATTATAAGTCTCCACATTACCGCTATCTATATTAGCTCTAGTAAACCCAGCTCCCCAAAAAACATCCAAAAGAGAAATTATAGTTTTTCTAACCTGCTTTGGGTGAAAAGACATAACGGGAACTAATTCCCTATAAGTGTCATCGTCTATACCTAAATTAGCAGACCTGTCAACTCCCGCATCACTGCCTAATCTATTTAAATACTTACCTCCGGCAGTTTCGGTAAATAACTGATCTTTAGCTGCCGCAATATTAAATTCCACGTCACTATCTCCTACAGCCCATGCTTGCAGAAGACCTCTGATCATCGTATTAAGCTCCGGTTTATACAAAGAGGGTAATGACTTTGTTAGTCTTTTAAATTTTTCATCAAAATCTGACATATTTTATCCGATTACTATATCATTAACATCTATACGAGCTAACTCGTTGTCTGCGATAATTATATTTTCGTCATGATTGACTATCTCAACGTCATACACTCCAATAACATTTTGTACTGAAGCTATAATCTCAGTCAATACTACATCATCTCCAACACCTCTAGAATTTATATATTCACTAACAGCGTTAGAAACATCACCACTAATTGAACTCAAGCTCTTCCCTTCTTCTGGAGTAACGTTTAAAGTAATTTTCAACTTCACAATAACTGAAGTTAGAACTTCAAATTGAGTTCCTCCGGCTCCAATTCCGGGATAATTTAAAGAATCTCGATCCAACCCATCAATAGTCCATTGAGCCAGCTGTATTAAACCGCTATAATGCTTATAACCATCCACACCCTCTACCTGAATAGTATCAAAATTTAAACCGTTATAATCTCTAATAGCTGAACTCAACGCTGTAGTATATCCAGATACATCAATAGCACTATTTGATAGATCGTTAAAGCTTATAGTATATGGCGATGCAGAGCCTTGTATATCCACTACTACTGCGGGTTGACTAACTCTAAAAGTATCTTCTAAATTTATAGCATTTGTCATATTATCTGCTAAAATAATCTCACCAGTAGTATTATCGTAAGAAGTGATAGTGGTCTTACTTCCCGCATTAAACCCAGTTAAAAACTCTATTTCATGATTTTGAAAATAATTAGGTAAAGAGGAAATCAAATCTGAAGATCTAAAAGTATTATACGGAACTGTTGTGTCTGCTGTAGTAACTTCAGCATCTACAGATAGTTTAACAAATAAACCTTTAGCTAATCCTGCTTTAGAATTGACAGTTACGTCATTAACTGGGGCTCCAACTGGAGTACCAGTAATGCTTATACCTAAACTATTTGCGCTTCCTCCAGTAACGTATACTTTTCCAACACTTCCAGAAGTTTTGGTAGAAAGCTGAACATAATCTCCAGTAATTTCTATAACTTCGGAAGTTCCTTCAATAGAAAAAGTTGTTACATTATAATTATTTATTAAGGCTGAAACATTCTCTGCAGTTCTAGGAACTAACACGTATTCATCTCCCGCGCTTATAGCACCTACTGATGCTGGAAATACGTCAGTGACTGTAAACACGCCAGTAGTAGCATTATAAGAGTCTACAGTTTGAACACTACCTTCGTTTGAACCGCTAGTCCAATAGACCCAAAAATCCTTAAAATAATCATCTATAGTGTATTTACTAGGTATATCGCTAGATGCAGTAAAAGTTCCAGTTCCTCCAGTATCTACTGTATCACTAACTTGCAATTTCACACCAAAAGTTTTATTAGCACTATCGTCATCTAATATTACAACAAGATTTTGATCGGGGCCTAATGTATAGCCTAAGAAATCATCTAATCCTGATCTATCAGAATTTCCAGATATGACATAAGCTAAGTTAGTAACTTGGTTTAAATTCTCAGTTAACTCAAAACCTAACACATTATTAGCACTTCCGCCTTTAACCTGAATAGCTCCCAAATCCCCAAAATTACTAGTTCTAAGTCTGACTGCTCCAGTAGATAGTTCTTCTGATTTTCCACCTAAAATCTGAGAATTAATAGCCGCTACTACTTCGGCAGCTGTCACATTTTGAGCATCTACAAAATCAGTAGCATTTGTAAAAGTAATAACCTGATTTAATACAAATTGGTCGCCTATATTTATACTTCCAGAAAAATTATTAACTGAAACTATTTCTCCAGTAGTATTATCATATGAAGCTACAAAATCAACTTCACCATTGTTATTTCCACCTACCCATTCAATCTGAAAACCTACAAAAAAGTTAGGCTCATATCCTATTAAACTGGACGCTCTAAAAGTATTATAAGGAGCTGATCCATCTCCAGTAGTAACTGAAGCTTCAAACCCTTTATCAACAGCCACTATCAGTGTAGACGTGGCACCTATACTATCAAAATCGAAAGTTTCTAAAACTGAATCAACGAAAGCTCTAGTATCTACCGACCCCGCAGTTACGTTATCTCCTGCAACTAATGGAGTTGTGAGCTCTATTTGACCATTAGTTCTATTTAGAACGTAATCTTTATTCTTACCTTCAGCTAATTCACTAAATTCTATCTTACTAGCTGCTGCTCCAGAAACTGTAGCTCCTCGGTATCCTTCAGTTAAATATAGAATAGTATTACTTTCTATGGTTTCTATTTTTGTCCAAGATCCATTTCCATGACTATCTGCTTTAATCCATTGCCCTTCTTCTAATTCAGATAAAAACGAAGTCCCACTACCTACTACTATAACATTACCACCCGTAAAACTAATAGTCCCAGTCAGAGATACCGTACTAGAATATCCCATAGCTATTGCAGCCGCCCCTCCTAAAACTTGAATTTTAGAATTAGCGCTGTTTTCTAAATTAGAAACTATTTTTAATCTAGAATTATTTACAGACAAACTCACGTTTGATAAATTAATCTCCTGAATCATCCTTGTATAAACTTCATTAGAAGTAGCCTGCGCTGGATTTATGAAATCGTTAGGGGAAAAAGAAACAACTTCTGTCTCCTCTTTATCCCCATTAGCCGCAACCTCTAGCTGAGGAGAATTCCATATAACTATATCACCTACTCCACCGCCTAAATTATTATATGAAGACTCTAAAATTAATTTAGTATCTGATACTACTGTTCTAACTCTACTATAATAATCGTCTGGATCAGAAGACAACTTAATATAATCACCAGTATGAATATACTGTCTAAAAGGAAAACTACCTGCTACAGATTTTGAAACTATTCTAGAATCTCCTGTAACCGTAAAGTCTCCGTCTGTAGTAGTTACTATTTCAGTATTTAAATTAAAAGGCTGTTCTTCACTTAATAAAGAAGCCGTTGATCCATCTTTAGTAAGTAACTGATCATTTTTATATAATTTTAAAGTTCTGACTTTAATTGTAGGAAAGTTTAAAGCTGTTTGAGCGGTTGAAGCTGAATCAATCTGTAAATCCTCATTTTCACTAACTCTTGGAGTTAATATTATTCTTTTTCCATCAGAATCCGTTATAGTTCGAGCTTCTACTAACGAAGCTCTATTATTTATAGCCTCACTAATTTCAGTAGCTTCGGCTCTTCCTACTACAGAAAAATCATCTGAGCTAAAAGTAAAGGTCTCTTCATTAATTCCCACTTTTATAATTAAAGTCTCATTACCTGAAAGATTAAATGGTTCCACGTTCTGGGAAATAACACTAGCTTTGACTAATGGAAATTCTTTTAATTGAAGAAACTGCTCACCACCTTTAGCAGAAGAAATTACAGTCTCTAAGCCCACTGTAGTTAAGTCCGGCTCTAAACCTCTACCATTATCAATAAACACTTGACTAGGGCCATCTGCCAAAGTAACCGGAGTTACAACTTTAGCACTGACAATACTACTATTAGTATCTTCGTCTACTAAACCTATAATTCCAGTTCTAACTGATTGGGTAGTTCCTCTGGAAAGAGACTGAATAGTTTCTCTTATACGATCTCGTAATGATTGATCACTTTCCTCATCTCTACCATTAGTAAAAGGGAGTGGATTAGTAACCGCTGCTCCCGGAAATGGAGGATTGGTAAATTCAGCTATAGCTCCGGCAGAAACAGTATATCCACCGGGCTCCAATGCTGTGACTAACACATTTTCTAAAGTATCTTCACCATCTAATAGCTCTACTGTTTGGTTTAACTCAAACAATATTTGTTCGTTATAATCAGTTTCTGGAATTGCCACTTCGGTACCTGCTTCAATAACTCTAGTACCTTCTTGAGCTAAAATAACAGTCTCATCGGTACCATGATCATTTACTAAAGCAGTATCAAGGGTGATAGTCCAATAGGCTGAATTATCAACCGGGGATGCGGAATAAGCTATGGGGCCTTCTGAATTTACAGTACCCCTGCCTATATATAACTCTCCTGTAGAAGTAAATAAACTAGCATCATCTATATTTAAAGTAAACGCACCAGCAGTTGGCCCGGCTAACCCAGCGTATATTTTAGAAGATATTTTATTAAACCTAACATCAGATATAGTAACATAACCGCTATGAGGGAGTGGTGCAAGCCTAGTTAAATTATACTCTTTTGCTTTTTTATCAAGGTCCTCGCCTTCAATTGTATCCAAATAAAACGCTCTTAAAATATGTAGCATTTGAACATATTGCTGATAATCTTCTTGAGCTGCAGCTTCTAAAAGTGTTAGCACTACTGACCCCGGATTAAAATCCGTAATAGGTGTTTCCGTAGCCATCTTTGCAGCCATGCTAGATACAATCTGAGAAAATGATTTCAATTGAAAATCGGCCATATTATAATCCTTTATATCGTAACAGCAAATTGAAGTGGTATTTGTTTATCCGTGTTTTTTATACGAACTTTTAAAGTAATCAAAGCGGCAGAACCGTCTATCTTAACTTTAGCATTAACCTCTTCAAATCTAGTATCCTTACTTAAAGATCTTAAAATCTGAGTTTTAATCTCAAAGGCATCAACAGTTTTAGTACCAATTGACAACCCTGTTCCTAAAGAAGGATGATATAGTAAACTTCCGGGTTCAATAGCTAATTGAATTTTTATAGCTTGGGCAGCATTAGCTCCTCCTGCTATTAATACAAAATCATTAGTATTATTTAAAATCAAATCTCCGCCATCTGATAATTTTAAATCTACACCTAAATCTTTCTCTGTTTGGGTTAGACTTTTAGTAATTTGAGATTCGATATTGGTTATTGTTGGCATTATCTATTCCCTACTAAAATAATATCACCATACTTTTTAATGTTAGTTCCACCTTCTGCAGAAATGTATGGAGGTTTTAATCTATTTAAAATCATTAATTCAGGCCATCTTAAAGGATCTCCTAGCTCTCTAGCAGCTATCCTCTCTAAAGTATCATTGTTTTCTATAGTAACTTCTCGAACTGTTTGCGGTGTTTTAAGATCAAATCCTTCAGCATTATAAATATTATTAGTGTTATTTGTAACTTCATCAGCACCTGTTTGAAATATTTCGTTAGTCGCCATAGTTTGATTTAAGACATTTTCTGTATTAAAAATTTCAGAAATTAAAATATATTCATCTTCAGTAACTTCTTTTAAAGGGCCTGCGCTTTGCGTTGGAGTACGCTTTTTTATTGCATCATAAAAAGTATCACCTAATCCTACAGAATCATTAAGATTATCTCTTAAACTTACTGCCTCGCTTTTAATAGTCTCTAAAAAACGCCTTGGTATTGGGACTCTATTATCGTTATTGATCTGATCTCTAATAGTCTGCTTTCTAGAATCAGTGGCGGCTGCTGCTTGTCTTTCGGTATCATTTGTAATATCTTTTACTCCAAACGTTCCAGCCTCTTCCACGGTTAAAGCGATTCCTTTGGCAGACTCAGCAATCCCTAAAATTTCGTTTGTTGCATTGCGGTATAGTATAGAAGGTAAAGCTAAGGTAGACGAAAGGCCGTCATTAAAATCTTGCAGTGCTAAGTTAGCTTGCCTTAACGGGTTTATAAAAGTTTGATCTATTGCTTGAGATATGCGTTGTAAAGTTCTAAAGCCTTGATTCATAGCTTGCCTTGCTTGCTGAATTGCTGCAGAAGCGTTTGCAGAAATGTTTTGGATAGCTCCAAAAATACCATATTCGGGATCTTCCGCACTACCAAATAGTGCGTTTAAATTACCTATAGCTCTAAGTGTTATTGTGTACTGGTATTCCATAGGTCTTCTAGCATCCCTATCCATAGTAAAATCCATATGTTCTACTATTAAACTTTCTCCGTCTTTTTCATTAATCCAGATTAAAAATAAATCACCATCTCTATTTAATTTTGTCTTAGCGTATCGAAGAAAAAATTGTCTTAATCTTAAAAATTCTTCATAACCAGAAATAGTTTTAACACCATCAGCTTTGGATCTACCACGCTCATCAACTCCAGCAGGAGGCGATGGAGCAGAAGTCCAATTTAAAGGATTAAGATCAGCTCTAGGAGCATTTGAATTTCCTCTATCTCCGGGGAATACTCCAGTAGTACCTTGTATTATAATATCTTTAAAAACAACACCTTCGGATTCTACAATAATACCTCTACGAGTAGCAGAAATGTTAGTAGAAAAGTTTTCTTTTTGTTTTATGGACGTGGGAGCGATCTGTAAGTAAAACGTAGCATCATCTAAATCCTCAGGCCATAAATTAACTAAAGCTGTAGTAAATCCAGATTTTACTGAATCTCCCGTCATAACAGTAAAACCATAGCGTACTCTTCTGGTTTTAGTTGCGTTACCTACCCAATTTTCTGATTCTAAACGACTTGATCCCCCAAATTCTTTTTTAAAAAGCTTAGTAGCATTGCCGCCCTTATAAGCCAAAGCCCCCGGAGTAGCAAGACCAAATATGTCTTTGAAACTACTAATAAAATCTTCAGCTATATCTATCTTACCTATATTAAATGGCATTTTTTATTCTTTCTTTTTATTTTTTGTTACAATCTCTATTATATCATAGTTTTTAACTCATATTTAACTATTATACTGGTAAAATTTCTAATATACTAGAAAAAGCGTGTGCTACGCATGGTATTAATATATTTCCAACTTCTACCGGAATTCCCACACTGGCGGCCACATCTAATAAAATATTAATAATTAAAGACAATCCCGGAATTTCCGGACTTAAATTAATAATACTATCTATAATTCCAAAAAATATTTGAAACGGAGCCATAATAAACATCTTTAAAATAGCAATAAATCCAAGAGGGTTAACCTTTATTAATTGACCATCAAAATCTAATTCAATAGTATTTGTGATAGGGTCTAATTCGGCAGTTCCCGGAATAGTAATACCTAACACTTCAATATCTGGCAATGGTGGCAAATTTGGTACTCCACCTAAAAATCCATCAATAAATAAATCAATAGTAGGTAACGAAGGAGGAAAGTCTGGATCTGTTGGATCTGGTATTGGTAGCCATTTTAGTACTAAATCTATACCAACAAACATGGAAGTCATTGCCCCTAAAAGCAATGCTGGTAAACCACCTCTCGCATTTATCGAAGGCCATAAAGGTAACGATCCTTCACCGCCTATACATTCTAAACATGGACTTACGAAATCTGCAGGTTCCGGCACTAAATTCCTCCTGAAATTGTTTGTAACAGCGTTTTAATTGCCGTTATAAGCGCCTTAATAGCCGTGTATTGAGCCGCATTCTGCGGTGGTGATGTTGGGAGTAGTAAATTTCCAATATGTGTCTCTGTGGCCATCTCTGTGATTAAGCCCTCTAACTGAGTTATTAGCTCTATAACTTGCTCTACTAATTCCGTAGTATTACGGCCTAGACCAACTTTTCCATTAGATATCTTAAGTTTTCCACCTACAGAATCCTCTAGTTCTATAGAATCTGATGAACCATCTAATTTTACTATTATTCCAGATTTTAATAAGATAGATAGCTTCTCGTTTAAACCATCTAACTCTTCAATAATACTATCAGTTCCAGCAGTAAATGTTATTTTTTTATTCGCCTTATCTAATTTTATAGAATTAACTAAAGCTCCCGGACTTGAAACGTCTACATAATCTTCCCTAGTCCCTAACGCCCAATTCTGCCCCGGATCATTTGGCTTAACATTGGCATACTGTTCTATAGCTACCGTCTTATCAGCCCTATTTAATTTAACTACTTTATTTTCTTTGTCTTCTAAAGCAAAAGCTCCAGTATTATCTATTTTTACGGAAGTGGGGGCTGTAGCGGCATTAGTAAATAAACCTTTTGCAGATCTTACGCCCTTATAAATTACAGATAATTCGCCATCTTTATTTATTTCCCATTGAATCCCTCTAAACTCCCCCTGTCTATGAATGCCTTTAGAGCGTTTCGCTCCCGGCATTCTAGGATGGTTTAAACAACCAATTATAAAAGGCTTATCTAAACTACCATTTATAGAACCTACTACTACATAAGATCCATTTTTATTAGTAAATTGGTTTTTTATATTTAATTTTTTAGAAAAAGCAACTTCGTTAGCCTCTAAAATGAACTCACTAAAATCAGTAGTACCATATACATCAACTAGGCTTAATAAATTAGTATAAGTACTCCTACCGCCATCCGCATCATCTACAACAACATCATATTCTACAAACTGCTTGGATTTATTACTCAAATCATCCACATAATGGATTTTATTAACCTGACCTAACATAAACTGTAAGCCTTCACTATAAACATCAGACTCATTAGGATCTCTTCTTAATCCAAAATAATTTGTTATATAGGAACCATCGTTATTTTGAGGCATTATTTATTCCTTTTATCAGTTCTAGTACTTACACCTTCCAAAACTGAAGAAACTATTGATACAGGCTCTTGCTTAGTTTCTCCAATAAAAGAAGCCCTTCCTCTTTCATCCAAATATTTACCTCTAGACACTCT